GACAAAAACATATAAGAAAAATGCTAAAGCACTTGCCAAAAAGATACAAAGTCATTATAATGAAGATCAGATGCCAGCTGGACAATGGGACGAGGTAATTGTCAATAATTATAAAATAAGACAAGTACATATGACCCATGAAATGAGAAATGATATGCGTTCTGGTGTTCGATTTGAATGGGACAAAGCAGAGGATTGGATTGAAACGAAACTCGGCAAAGAGATTGAAATGCACGACAAGAATCAAGATTTGGCAATAGAGATTTCTAGAATAAACGCTAATATGCGAATAAAATTTTAAATAAATCTTGACATTGCTCTTGAAATAGACTATAATAATACATATATACTACAGAGACAACTTGTAGAGGTTGTCCAATGACGGCGGGATGCAGAATAATCTGGTCCCAGAACATTCTTGCTTGGAAGAGGAGAACCCAAAATGACAGGCATTCAAACACTATTTCCACGATCATCTTTTGTAGGATTCGATCATTTGTTTAACGAAATGGAACACACAGTTCGTCATGCATCTGACCACTATCCACCTCACAATATTATTAAAGCGAGTGAGCATGAATATCTTATTGAACTTGCAGTTGCAGGCTTTTCAAAAGATGAATTATCAATAGAAGTTAAAGATAGAACTTTGATGATAACTGGAGAACACGTTAGCAAAGGAAGAGACTTTATTCATCGAGGTATTAGTACCAAGAAGTTTAAACGTACTTTTCGATTGTCTGAACACGTTCAAGTAAACGGAGCAGATATTCAAGATGGCATACTTGCTGTAGAACTGAAGTATGAAATCCCAGAAGAAATGCGTCCTCGTAAAATTTCAATTGGAAAAAACGAGGAAAACTCAAATGCAACATATACTAACAAGTCACAACTACTTAACGAAAGCAATTAGTTCATTAATGGATCTAATTAACGATTCTCTCAACCGTTTGTGGGATTCTATGATTAGAGCCAGACAAGTAGAAGCAAACCGAAAAATTGCTCCTATGCTAAAAAGCGAATATCCAAATATGACAGTAGATCAAATTTGGGATTTATTGAATAGAAATACCATGGGTTTAGAAAACTTAGATCATCTTCCAAAGGCAGAAAGATGATGGAATTACTTATGAAACTATTTAATTTTGTTAAGCCTAAAACTGAGATTGAATTGAGAGATGAATATTTCTCAAAAGCTAAATCTCACGCCGATCTAGAAAGGCGAATGAAAGTATGGGAGAATGATAACCTCAGAGGTTGGGGGTGATTGTATACGTTATGGTAATGAATTACCGATTATACCGACAAATAATAGAATATTTTTGGTATAAAATAAATTAAAAATTGGGGCAGAAATGCCCCAATTACACACACAAATTATGGAAAATATGATGAGAGAATATATTAACGACACCTGGAACAGCGTAATGGATGCAAACGTCAATCCGTTAAAGAATATACCAAATTTACAAGTTAGACATTTAATCATGCAAATTCTTGCATGGATGTGGGTATCTGTATGCTCTATGTATGTTGGTAGCATTGCCTTCTGGGGAATTAATGCAATAGCTCACACACTTCTATTAGCAGCTATTGTAATCACCGTGGGCACTTTTGAAACTGCAAAGCGCAAGCCTACAGTTTTCGATAGAATTGACGGATACAACGGACGCCAGAAAAATGGCGAACATAATTAAAGGAATCACACACAATGACACATAAAAATCCCTTCGAAATTCGTGCCGAAATGTTAGCAATGGCAAAAGACTATATGGATCAGCAATGGTCGATGAATATTCAACTCGCAAATGACATGCACGAACAAGGTAAAAAATCGATGGAAGAGGTTAAAGAAGCATACAAAATTTATTCGACAGAAGAATTGATGGAAAAAGCCAAAGAAATGTATGCATTTGTCTCAAAAAAAGACTAGACAATATCTATCGCCTATGCTATAATATATAGAATGATTTATGGAGAATGATACTTGGCAGCTTTTTATACAAATGTAGCGCGATACGGCAACTCACTCTTATACCGTGGTTATAACGACCACGGTGTAAGAATTGAAAAGCGTGTCAAATTTAAACCCACGTTGTTTGTGCGTAGTAAAACACAGACAGATTGGAAATCACTTGACGGCGTTTCTCTACAACCAGTAGATTTTGAATCTATGCGTGATGCTAAAGAATGGCTAGAAACGTATAAAGATATGGATAATGTCAAAATTTACGGTAACACAAATTACATTCAACAATTTATTGTATCTGAATTTCCTAAAGATATTCAATTCAATCGTAAACATGTGAATGTGGCAAATCTAGATATTGAAGTTGCGTCAGACGATGGTTTTCCAGAACCAGAAACTGCTAATTATCCTGTAATTTCTATCTGTCTGAAAAGTTCTACAAGCGAAATATATCACGTTTGGGGTCTTGGCGACTTCGATGCTGATAAGCGTGAAAATCAAGACATAATGGTTCAATATCGTAAATGTAGCAGTGAGACTGAATTACTCGCAAAATTTATGACATACTGGACAAAGAATACACCAGACGTTATTACCGGCTGGTACATCAAAAACTTTGATATGCCGTACTTGATTAATCGTGTTGCTAAGTTAGCTGGTACAGAAGTCTCTAACAAATTCTCACCTTGGGGTCTTGTTAGCGAAAGAAATGTTACTGTCCAAGGTCGCGTTATGAAAAGCTACGAAATTACTGGCATATCACAACTTGATTATATTGAATTGTTTAAAAAGTTTGGTTATTCTTATGGCAATCAAGCCTCATATAAGTTAGATCATATTGCTAATGTTGTTCTTGGCGAAAAGAAATTGTCATATGAAGAACATGGCAATCTGCATACTCTTTATAAAAACGACCATCAACTATTCATAGATTATAACATTAAAGACGTTTGGCTAGTTGGTAAAATTGACGAAAAAATGGATTTGATTACTCTTGCGTTGACCATGGCGTACCGCGGTGGCGTGAATTATGATACGACTATGGGTACGACTGCCATATGGGACTCTATTATCCATCGTGATTTGAATAAGAAAAATATCATTATCTCGCCTAAAGATGATAAGCACAAAACTCCTTATCCTGGCGGCTATGTAAAAGATCCACACGTTGGTGCCCATGAGTGGGTTGTTTCTTTTGATTTGAACTCACTATATCCAAATCTAATTGTGCAATATAATATGTCACCTGAAACGCTAGTTGTTGATCCTGATGAGCGTCACCAATCTGGCGTCGAACACTATATGCACAATGCACCTACAGTTAACAAAGATTTATCCATAGCAGCCAACGGCGTTACGTTTAGTAAAGAAAAACAAGGTATTCTGCCTAAGATTATTTCTGATTATATGTTAGAGCGAAAAACAACTAAAAAAGCTATGTTGGCAGCAATGCAGAAACATGCAGACAATCCATCAGATGCACTTTCAAGAGAAATCAATCAACTTGAAAATCGACAGATGGCAATTAAAATTCTACTCAATTCATTATATGGCGCAATCGGCAATCAACATTTTCGTTACTTCGACCAGCGGATTGCTGAAGGCATTACACTCTCAGGTCAGTTATCCATTCAATGGGCTGAACGCTGCATCAATGATGAAATGAATAAGATTTTAAAAACAGATAACACAGATTATGTTATTGCGATGGATACAGACTCACTCTATATTAACTTTGGTCCATTCATCAAAAAATTAGCACCTAAAGATCCAGTAAAAGCACTTGATAAGATTTGTGCAGAGCATTTTGAAGCTGTTCTTCAGAAAGGCTATGATGATCTTTTTCGACAGATGAACGCATATACAAATCGTATGATTATGGAACGTGAAGCTATTGCAGACCGTGGTTTATGGATGGCAAAAAAGCGTTATATCTTGAATGTGCATAATAACGAAGGTGTTCAATATAAAGAACCGAAACTAAAAATCATGGGTATTGAAGCTGTAAAATCGTCAACTCCTCAAGTTGTCCGTGATAAATTTCTGCAAGTTTTTAAGATTATCATATCTGGCTCAGAAATGGATACGCGAAAATTTATCAACGATTTTAAGACAGAGTTTAAATCACTGCCGCCCGAAGCAGTATCTTTTCCTCGTGGTTGTAGTGAAGTGAAAAAATATGCAGATCGTAAAACGATCTTTAAGAAAGGTACACCAATTCACGTTCGTGGCGCACTATTGTATAACAATCAAATAAAAGACAAGGCGTTAGATAAGAAATACTCTCCTATTCAAAATGGCGAAAAAGTTTTATTCAGCTATTTAAAAATGCCTAATCCAATTCGACAGAATGTTATATCTTTTCCTGATTACATTCCACCGGAAATGAATTTAGCTAGATACGTTGATTATGAAACACAATTTTCTAAAACCTTTCTTGATCCTATCACGCCAATTCTAGATGCTGTTGGTTGGTCTGTTGAAGAAAAAGCTACCCTAGAAGATTTTTTTGGTTGACAAGTAGGCTTGTTTATGCTATATTGTAGTAGTAAAGAGAATCGCACACACTGAAAAGGTTTATATCATGGCGTTCCCGTTCGAAAATAAAG